TGAAACAAAACCCGAAAACGTGGAAAACGTAGAAAACACCGAGGAGCGCGCGGCAAACTTTGTCGACGCTTCCGCAGTCCAGGGCAAGCTCTCTAAATCCGAAGAGCGCGACTTGGCGAAATTTAATATCGTTAAGGCCATCAACGAGGCCCGCAACGGTAAACTTACCGGCGTAGAAGCCGAGATCAACCAGGAAGGTATCAACGAGAAGCGCAAGCTTAACCAAGACTACCGCGACGGCCACGCCGTAAACCTTCCCGAAATGTTGTTCAAGCGTACGCAAACCGTAGGCGTAGCCGCTGACGGTGGCGACTTGGTATTTACCGAGCCTGGCCGTTACGTAGACTTCTTGTACCCCAACACTCCTATGCTCAACCTTTGTAGCGTAGCCGAGAACTTGGTAGGTAACGTAGACTTCCCCAAGCAGACTTCAAGCTACGACTTGAACTGGCAGACGGAAACCGGTACCGACACGGCGCAAGATATCAACTTCGACCGCGTGAGCATGAGCCCCAAGCGTGCCGTAATTACCGCTTCCATGAGCAACCAATTGTTGCGCCAGGAATACAGCCGCGGTATTGAGAGCCGTATTATTAGCCAGCTCAACCAGTCATTCAACAAAGGCTTGGAGAACGCCGTATTGAACGGTACGGGTGCTTCTAACCAGCCTTCTGGTATCTACACCGAATTGGCTGCACAAGCTTTGACGCTTGGCGCTATTTCTTTTGACGACTTGGTAGACATGGAAGCTGCCTTGGCTGCTGACGACGCATTGGCTGGACGCCTTGCCTACATCACGCACCCCAACGTAGTAGCTAAATTGAAGAAAACCAAAGTAGACGCTGGCTCTGGCCGCTTCTTGGTAGAAGGTATGTTGGATCCCGTTAAGACGGCCAACGGCTATAACATCTACTCTACGACTTTGTCTAAAAAGACTGCCGGCAGCCCCGACACGTACGGTATGTTGTTCGGTAACTTCAACGACGTACAGATTGGCTTCTGGGGCGGTGCTACTTTGATGGTAGACCCCTATACGAACATGAAGTCTTCAATCGTAGAAGTACTGGTAGAGCGCTTTATGGACGTAGCGGTATTGCGCGACGAATCCTTCGCTTTGGCAACCGACGTTACCATTTAAAATGGCGAATAGCATTACATACACACCACAAGCCATAAGCCTGGACGAAGTTAAAAGCTTCGTCCGGGTGGACGGTTCTAGCGACGACAACCTACTTACGTTCCTCTACGAGGCAGCGTGCGAAGAGGCTTTGTCCTACGCGCACGTGGTGTTAGGTAGTGCGACAATTACTAGCGATACAGTATGGGCAAGCTCTTACGAGCTGCCCTACTGGCCGCTGGGTTCTATTACCTCCGTCCATGTTTACGTAGACGGAGTAAGCACAGAGGACACCGAGTACGAACTGTTAGACGGCGTTATAAGCCCCAGCATTGGGGAAGAAGGCGACCGCATGGTAATTGTGTACACAGCTGGTTATGCCTCTATGCCCAAAGACATTAAGCACGCTATTTACCAGCGTATTAAGTTCGGGTACGACTTCGGCGACGATATGCCTTACAACGTCGGCCCGCGTTTCTTTGACCGTATCGTAGGTCGCTATCGCCGGAATTTTGCATGACCCTAGACCGCCGCGTAACCCTTTACGAACCGACCACGACCGTAAACAATAGTGGCCAGGTTAAGCGCAGTTTTACTAGCGCCGGTACCTTCTATGCCCAAGAGGTAATACCAGGTATCGAGGTAGCGGGTAGCGAGAGCTTCGTAAACGACCAGATGCAAAGCCAGTACGTAGTTAACTGGCGCATGCGTTACCAGACGGCTGTTACAGCCGATTGGAAGCTCGAATACGGCGGAAAGTACTACGATATTATCAGCGTCGCCCCGGAGGGCCGCAAGCGCTTTATTTTGGTTAAAACTAAACTGCGCGATAGTGGCACGCTCTAAAGTATACCTAAAGAGCCAGTCCGGCCGCGTCGAAGACTTCGACCAGTTCCGCGCACGTTTGCGTAAGCTAGGCACCAGCGAAACAATGCGTTTTCGTGAGGTGCGTAAGCTTTTGCTAAAGGAGGCGCAACCGCTAGTTACGGAGGCACGTAACCAGGCGTACGCCGACAGCCAGGAACCTAAAGGCATTCGCCTAAAGAGCCGCAGCACCCTGGGTGCCAAGTTTTACAACTTGTACGGATCTATAAACAAGTGGGCGAACAAGGGAACAACAAAGGCGTATGTAGTAGTAGGCCTTCGCGGTAGCCGCAAGAAAGGCGCATACTACGCGCCCTGGCAGTTATTCGGCGGAACGGAAAAAAACTTTAAACCGAAGGACTTTATCGGCTTGGCCGTAGACAGTACCAACGTAGTGCAAAAAGCGCAGAAGCTTATGCAGCGACATATCCAAAAACGCATAACTTCGGTACTACGATGAACTACCTCCAATACGTATACGACGCAGTAAACGCAGCCGCTACGGACGACGGTTACGCGTTAGCAGCACCCCAAGGCACTACGGCCGACCATCTTGTAATAACGATCCAAGGCGTAGATATTGCCGAAACAAAGGACGAGCGCGGAAGCGAGAATATCAGCGCTACGCTATTCTTCCACTATGCAGACGCCGACGACGCGCAAAAGCAGTTAGGCGACATACGCCAACAGCTGCGCGACTACCCACGCGTTATGCCTATGTACGAGGACTACGTAGAAGGCGACAGCGGAACCCTGGAGGGCGAGGCATGCGCAGCAGACGCACTGAACGTAGCGCTAGACAGTCCCTTTACCCAGGCGTACATGGACGGCATGCAGTTCTTTTACGACGACATTAACGAACGGGTGCTACTTGCAGCCGACTTTATATTTATAATCAATACCTAAAAAAAATGGCTAGTATTTCTGGCGGTGAAATCCGCGTACTACTCTCTACCGACGGCGGTAGCACTTACAAGGGCTTCGCTTTGGAAAGCGATTGTTCCTTCGAAATGAACGCAGAAACGCGTGAAGTAACCAGCAAAGACGACGCGGTATACCGTTCCTACGTTACCAGCGCCAAAAACTGGACTATTAGCGGCTCCGCTTTGTTCGGCGACGACGACGCCAGCAACTGGAACCCAGACGACCTTTACGCTTCTATCGGCAATACGGTCGACTTGAAAATTACCCAATGCGCT